GAAGGTGTCGGCCACCCAGCAGCAGGGTGCACCGGGCATGTCGAACATGATGTCGATGAGCCTTTCCACCTGAATGTCGGTGGTCTTGGCCGAACCGCGCCCGAGCTCGCAGTAGGTCTTGCGCGCGCCCACGAGCGCGACTATCTGGGCGAACTTGTTCTGGTACTGCACGGACGCGCTTTCGGTCCGTCCGACGTTAACTTTCTTCCTGTACGACATTGTCCATGAATTTTACGATGTCAAGATCATCAATGCCGGCATCCACTCTCAGACGCTTCTTCACCGCCTCCGGAGCAACGATGCCGTCAATCTGGCGTGCCAGCTCGTCCCTGTTCGCCCTCGGAAGCCCTATGACTTCAGGAGAAAGCGAGAGCACGCGGAACTGCTTGCCGTAGTTCTCGGCAGGCAGCTGCTGCGGGTCGTCCTGGTCGAGCCTCAGAACCTTTGCCTTGCTTGAAAGGATTCCGGCGGCAATCTCGAAGTCCTTGGTCGTGCGGGCATTCTGCATCGCGAGGGCATAGAGGGTGTCGTACTGGTCGGCCATCTTCGCCCTCATCGCCTCCTTCGACACCTTGCGGTTGGCGAAGAACATCTCGATTGCCTCCGCGTACATGCTTGAAGCCTGCTCATAGGAGAAGGAGAACGGCTTTGAGGTGAGGAACTTGACGGTGCGCCGCTTTCCCCACTGGCCGTCGAGGGAGTATATCATCGTCAGGAGGTCGATATACACCTGCTCCTTCTGCGAGAGGTCGCCCCTGCTCCCGCCCGCGATGTAGTCCTGAATCCGCTCGAACGCGCCCTGGTCTTCCGGTCCTCCGAAAAGGTCGAGCTTCGAGATGCTGAAGCTTTTGTCGCGCACCACCTCATTGAACTGTTTCACGGCTTCCGGAGCGCCGGTGGCCGCCGCACGCGCCACGGCAATCTCGATGTCCGCACGCTTCTTCAGCCGTCCGTGCTCGATGGCCTCGCGCACCTCCTCGGGCACGTCCTTCTCGTCGATGCCCTCACTTATGAAGATTTCGTTATCCGGCCAGCCGAGGGCCGCAAGGCTGGCAATCCTGTCAAGGAGTTCGTCTTTCTCTTCGCTGTTCATAGTCGTCAATCATTCGTTCCACCTGCGCGAGCATACGGCGCTTAGCCGCGATGCGCTCCTCGCGTTCCGGGCGCAGGTGCGGTTTGTCTCCTTTTTTGATTTCGTTGCCGGCTCTCCAGATTGCCTCCTCAAGATTCTCCTTCTTCCGGACGAGTTCCATAATCGGCATCGCCCGAAGCTCCGCCGCCTGTCTTGACTCTCTGAAAATGGGGTGTTCCCCGAGCACGGAGTGATGTTCCTTATAATGAGTAAATTCGGAGAAGATTTTCCGATTGTTGGAATAATTTTCCAGCACTTTTTTCGCGGTTTCGTAGCATTGCTCCGGAGTGGTGCACTGGAAGAGTTCCTCGTGCGCCTTCATCGACTCCTCCCATGCCGTGATTTTGTCGGCGGCCAGAATCTTCAGCTCCGCCGGGCAGTCCGGCTCCGAGAGGAACGGCCAGCTTTCGCGGAACCTCACTTTCGGAGTCGCGGGTGCAGGCACGGCCACGGTACGCGGCTTTGTCGAGAACGGCAGAAGCGCCGCCTTCAACAGCCGGGAGAACCGTTTCGGAGCCTTGCGGACGAGCGCGTCGAGGTGACGGTTCGGGGCATATATACTCAAAAGCCGAAGTCCTTCCTGAACCTCGGCTCCTGAATCAATCCATCTGTCAACCTCGTTCGTCATCCCTTGTTCATTCTTCTTTGAGAAGGCACCTTTCGGCGAGAGCGGCGATGGCGGCGAACCCCTCCGGCGACGCGGCCACGAAGAACTTCCGCAGGAATGCCTCTATGACCACATTCTCGCAGGGGTTGGCACGAAGCACCGGAGTGATGAAGTTCCCGAACGAGAACGACACCTCCATCAGGCGTTTCCCGGCATCGTAACGCTTCAGAAACGCCTCGTCCGTATCGGCCGCGGAATCGTCGGACGCAAGCCACACCACGAGCCTCTCTTTGTCGAAGGTCATCGGCACGCGGCTGGCCGCCTGTCTTTCACCGCTGCGCGTCACATAGACATAGTTCCCTTTCAGGATTTCGTCAGAGATTTCCGTGCACGGGATGACATTCGGAGGAATGAACGTGAACCTGTCGGCAATCCGGTTGTCGGCAAGGCATTCCGCCAGGACTTCAGGCAGCGACGCCCCGGTGTCCGTGACGACGAGATGCCGTCCCTCATGGTATCTGTCCCACAGGCGCGTCATCAGAGCCTCGGTTCCCGGATAGGCACGCACAACGACATCGTACTTCTTCTCGGCCGGTGCTTCCTGTGCGGCTGCTGCAACGGCGGAAGCCTGAGCCCCGGCTGTCTTCCGAGGCTCAGTTTCCGTCCGCATTGATGCTTTCTTGCTCATGGCGACTGCGTCTATGCGCCCTCACCGGCTGCGGTGGCCGCGTCTGCAAGTGCAGGAAGCTCACCCTCGTAGTCGGCAGGGAGGAACTTGCCGGCGATGTCCTGCTTCCAGGTAAGCTTGCGCTTGTTGGCCTCGCTGCTGTCGGTTCTCTCCACCGAGAGGAACAGAGGGTTGCACTTGTTTCCGAACGCCTGGACGCGCCCGGCCGCCGAGCCGTCGCATTCCTTCACGAGGATGACGACGCCCTTGTTCATGAAGGCCTCGACGAAGTTCTTGATGTCCTTCTCGTTGCCCGGGTGCTCGAACTCCACGCCCTGCTTCACGCCGCGTGCATCGGCGTCTCCGGAATACTCCTCGGACGCGGCGATGGTCTTAGGCGTGCCATAGACGCACACGGCCTTCGCCCCCTCCTTGAGAGTGTAGTTGCCGGTCACGGCCACATTGCCGAGAGTTCTCGTCGGTTCGGTCTCGATGTCCTCGACATCCATGATTATGATGTCGGAAGATTTTGGAGACGGGCATCCCGCGCCGTCTCCGTTCTTTGGAATACTTACTTTAGTATAAGCCATAGTCTTGCTTGTTTTTTCAGTGATTACGCGCCTTCCTGCTGCTTGTTGTCGTCGGTGCCCTTCTCCTCAGTGTTCTGGCTGTCAGGATTTGTCGGCTCGGCGGCCGGCTTCGTGCCGTTCATCCACGGCCCGTCCTCGGAAAGGTCGATGCCCTCGGAAAGGATGCTCTCTGAAGGAGTATATCCGGTCGGAACCGCAGCGAACACGGCCTCGGCAATCTTGAAGCCCACTGACAGGGAGTACTCTCCGAACACCTTCACGTCGTAGTTGCTTTCCTCGATGCGGTTGATGCAGCTCTCCGCCTTGGAGTAGTCCACAAGCTCGACGAAGTTCTCCTTCGGGGTGGCGAAGAGAATCGGGGAGTTGTACATGGACTCGAGGGCGACGAGATGGAAGTTGGTGAAGCGGATTGTGCCTCCGGTCTCGATGCCGGTGTATTTGCCGTTCACGGCAAAGTCCGCCCTCTTGTAGCGGGTGAGGAACTGCTCCGAACAGAAGACGGTTGCGGTCTTGGCGAAGAGCCCGGAGATGTTGTCAACGAAGCTGTCAACATAGTCAAGAAGCTGCTGGTCCGTGAGCGTCTTGTAGTCCTTCGCGTTGCGGAGGTAGTTGATCTTGCATTTCTCGTCAGTGAGACCCTCGACGAGGATGGTCTCGTAGCCGTCCATGGAGTCCTTCGCCGCCGAACCGGCCGCGCCGTCAGTGAGCCCCGCGAGGGAGACTTCCTTGAACTTTCCCTTTC